TCGTCGCAACCGGCGCAGTAGTCCGTCCCTTCGAACACCTCGACATCCGGCAACGCGCTCGGCTCATCCTCTCGCTTCGGATCGCTATAGGCTTGCATGGCTCACTCCCCTCTCAGTCCAGGGACGGCACGGAAGGCAGTACGCGCTGATGCGGTGGCCCAGGTCGCTGCCTGGGTTACGTTCCCGTTGCGAGCGGCGACCTGCACCGCGTACCCCATATCCTGCGCCACGTCCAGAGACGACCACCCGTTGCAATACGGGTTGTTGCGCCGCAGCGTCTCCGCATCCGCCAGCGCATCCGCAACCGGCATCCGGTCGGAGATGCGGCCGGAGCCGAGGCAGACGGGACAGGGTTTCGCGTCCTTGAACGGCCAGACGGGGTCAAACGCCTGAGCCTTGTAGCCAGTTCCGCCGCACGCGTCGCACTCGTGGCTTTGCGCGCACTGGCAGTGATCGAATGGAAAACGCTTGCACGTATGGCTTGCGTCCGCCTGGGCCTGCTCACTGCTTGTCATGCTCGCCTCCACTCTTCAATCTAGGCTTTTTTTGTCGAATGTCAAGAGCTAAAGATGCAAAGCGCTATCCAGGCCAAGAACACCCAGAATGCGACTACCGGCGAGAAGATGAACGCAATCAGCATCAGAATCAGAAAGCAGCCCATTACCTTACTCCATTCTCAAAACAGACCATCTCGCCTAGATATTGCCACTTGGCCCCATCCTACTTCGTCTGCTCATAGCACTCAATGGCAACCTGCGGACCAGTCGAGACGACCGCGAGCGAAACCCGCAGCAGTGGCTTTAGAACTAGATCGAGAGCTAGCCTGCGAGCCACTCTTACTGCCCGAGTGCTGCTGCGAGCAGGATTGTTGCCAGCATGCTGAGCCATGACAGCTCCAACCCCAACCTAATGAGTGACTTGGACATGGCCCCGGCCACGCGAATGTCTCGCCTGGAGCTGTGCCTGATCTTCCCACCACATGACCGCGACTGTGAGTGCCTCCTCATAGTCCGCGGCGGGGTTACGGTTGAGGTAACTCATGACGAAACCCGCCAGCCACGAATCGGGGATGATGTCTTGCATGGACTTTTCCCTCCAGAATCAACGACTTACAGTCGAGCTAAGTGTTGAGCACTCAAGAGATGTGAGTGTCCGACACTCAACCTTTTATGAGCCGAACGCTGTCAACAAGCACGCTCGCCGTGTAGCGCTGGCGTACTCACAGGCACCAAGGATGAAGCCGCGATGCCATGAGATTGTCTGCCCGCGTGCTTGCATGTCGGCCACGAGCCACGCCGCCCGCCGCATGTCATCGAGCAACCGCTGCCGGCCGGCCTTCTGCACCGCGAGCTGATCACGAGTCTTCATGTGGCCTCACCTCACCCGCGAATGCACTCCATGCAGCTGAGTGGATCGTTCTCGCGGTACAGGTCGAACACCGCGACGACCTGGCCACCCTTCACCAGCTCAACCACGCCATTCCGACGCCCGTTCGCCGTGCGACGGTTGCGGAGCGTGACCTCGCCGTGCTGAGCTGAGATTAACCGCGTGCCGTCGCTGAAGTGCTTAGTCATCTTACCCGCGAATGTAGGCACAGGTGGGCCTGCTGTCAAGGGGCAATTTACATCTCTTACAAGTGAGCAGACAGGCCGGCCGACATAAGATATATGGCACGCGAGTTGCAGACGAGCCGGCCGATTCGGCCGAAGGTTGAGTCTCTTACACTCATCCCCCCTCCTCCCCCTCTCCCCCCGCTCGGTGCCAAATAAAAGCTTCTGCTAGCTCACAATTTTGGGGAGGGTCCATCCCCCCTCCTCCCCCTCTCCCCCCGCTCGGTGCCAAATAAAAGCTTCTGCTAGCTCACAATTTTGGGGAGGGTCCATACCCCCCAAAAAGAGTTGACAGTTTTGGGTAGTCATGCTATTGTGTTTGTTAGGAGAGAGTTATGATGCTATGGCTGCTGATAGGGGTGTTGGTGGGGATACAGTTGGGCTGTGCCATAGCCGATAGACTGAAGGGGTACTGATGGCGAATTGGGACTTTAGGCGAGTGGTGAGTTGGGAAGTGTCGAGCGTTAGTCTCGAAGATGGCGAGGTAATGAAGGTTTATGTGGTGCCAGACGGCTCCCCTGGGGGCTTCCGCTTTCAGCTTCGTGGCAAGGATTACCCGGTTTGGCTCAAGGACCAGCGGGCAGCCGAAGAGGCAAAGAAGAAGGCGGCTGAGGCAGCAGAGGCTAGTTTACTGGAGAGTATGCTAGATGGCTCGAACAGCCCTAAGTCTTAAGCAGTGTCAGCAACTCTATGACCGGCTACGGGTGCGCTACTTCTTAGATGCCCATGAGCCGTTGCACATCCCGCCCCCAGCAGCAGAATTGCGGTGGGTTTGGCTGCCAGACAATTCAGACGCATTGGCTGAAACTGTCTTCGATGAGGATGATGATCCTTATGAAGTGCGACTTAGTCATAAGGACGCTCGCTATTCTGTCATTCGGCCAAGCCTGCTCCATGAGTTGACTCATATGCGAATTGGCTCTCGACTATCTTGTGGTGGAATATCGCACGCCTGGACAGGAGTGAGGATTAAGCGATCCAGTATGTGGCACGCGGAGACAGTAAGGCTGGCGGGATTGGGAGCGTTACAACTCTAAGCCACTAGCCAATCCGCTCTCCATCGCTCTAGCTAGCCTCTCAGCCCTGGCCGGTGTCTGCCGATACCACAAAGATTTCCTCATGGACGTGCCTGCATCCGCATAGCGCCCTTCCTCCACAGCCTTCAGCGTCCTAGTAAAGCTGACGAGCCCACCAACGCCCATTTGAAAAGCCATTGACATGAGGACTACCTGCCTCACCACATCCAATTTCTTCCACCAGGGGAGGGCAATGTCTAGCTTGGCAGCAATCTTGTCAATATCGTTAGCAAGCAGGTAGATAGCTTCATCTTCGGAGATGCCGCCGCCCTTACGCTTGTCAATGAGCCGGCCGATACCAATTGTCAGATAGCCGAGATGATCAAGATACCCCCAAGATACATAGCCTTCTTCTTTAACCAGCAACCTAGCAAGTAAAGTCTTCATTGTATATTCCACAAAATACGTTTTATCAGCTTTGTAGGGAGATGAATGGGGTATGGGACTGGATTATCCTCATCCGAAGGCTTTTTAAACCTCTTTTTCGGTCTCTTTGGCATTTGAAAACTGGTTGGAAGTGGCCAAATGCAGCGGCAAGCCTCTTCCCCTGCTCCATCAGGGATTATGACCACTTCAAAAGCGTCTGCCGGGGCTCCACAAGTTGAGCAGACTAGTTCAAGAGCTTTACCAAGTTGATTCGCACTCATTGGATAGGGATGAAGTACCTCAGTATGGCAGCACATAGATCGTCGTCGGATGTCACTCATCAAAATCTCTCACTTTCACAACCATAATCATACTCCTTGAGTGGACTGCTGTCAAGATAGGCAAATGTTAGACTAGATTTAGGAGCAGGTTGCCTGTCTCCGAGTCTGGCTGGAGGAGATGTGACCGCAGTCCACCGTACTGTGCCCCGCATCACAGTACGCATCCCCCTCCTCCCCTGTGGCCGCTCCTCCGGCCAGGCGTTTTGCTAAGGGATTAGGGGATTAGATGGCTAAACGTCTAGGAAAGAGTCGTCGAGAAGACCCTGTACTACCTTCAGAGGTTATTGAAGAGAATGTTGCTCAGTCCATTAGTAATGAACCAACCACCGAACTGAGCCTATTTGACGATGCGCCACCACTCGTCACCCTCGCGCCGCCAATAACTGAGATTATTGACGTTGAGAAGGATATGACTCCCGATCAACGGGCCATATTCACCAATTTGCTGGATACGAAGATGACTCTGGAGGAGAGGGCAGATCAACTTGTGCTGTTGGCGAAGATGCACGGGACGAAAACTGCGCCTGTCGGCTTGCGGGCAATTATGGAGATTAATAGGCTGACTGGGTTGAGTGAGGATAGGGCAACTGAGGCACCAGCGATGTTCCAGTTGCCAGAAAATACGACCGTATCTGTTAAAATGGAGAGAGTGGAAAAATAGGGGGTACAATGACAAAAAGAATAAGCTTGCGCCAGCGAATTACCGAACGAATCATTCGATGGGCACTAAAAATCTACGATGTACAATACATGAGCGCACGAGATTGGGAAATCGAGCTTCGTGCAAGAGAAATTGTGCTTTGGTGTGAAAAACATATAGTAATTGGGTTAGAACGGTGGGAGAAGTTTGACCGTGGCACTAGAGTTGCAGACGTGCCTTTGGATTTCGACACTACCTATCCTAATTTAGATGAATTGAGTGAAGCTGATAGAGAGTATTATCTACAGCACAGTAAACTTCCAGATGTAGTGTAGATGAAACAGCTCAACTTGTGGAAGAGCCAGCAGGAGTTCTTCAGTTGGGGGCCGAGCCCCATCATGTACATGGGTGGGGTTGGTAGTGGGAAGAGTTTTGCGCTTGTGCTCAAGATGCTTTACCTGTTGGATACCTACCCCGGCTCTCGCGGTCTTATTGCCAGACAACGATTCAACCAGCTCAAGAAGACTACCAGCGCGACACTATGGCAACTACTTCCCCGTGACAAGGTAGCCCGTCGCAACGATAACGAAGGATCTATCACCCTCACCAACGGGTCACAGTTGCTTCTAGTCCATCTCGACTCCGCTGACTCTCTCTCTAACCTCAAATCTCTCGAAATCAACTTCGCGGCAGTAGACCAGACAGAGGACGTGACTGCCGAAGCGTGGGACACGCTTTATGAACGTGTCGGCCGATGGTCAGGTGCATTACGGCGTGGTGGCTGGCCCATCGATTGGCCTTACAAGAATAGGCTCGGGCAGAACATTCCCCCGCGCTATCTCTTCGGCAACTGCTACTCCCCGGGCTATGACCATTGGATCACTCAGCGCTTTTGGGAGCATGGAACAGAGCGGGATAAGTATCGGGCACAAGGATATAAGGTTGTCAGTGGGTCTACGCGGGATAATCTCGCACTGTCAGAGGAGTATGTTGCTGACCGTATTGCAATGGGGCCAGAGTATGTAAGAAGGTTCGTAGATGCTACTGACTGGGGCGCGCATGAAGGGCGCATCTTCGACATTGACGCTCAGTCCATTCTTGAACCTACGCAGGAGATTGTAGATCGCATCAGAAGGACGATGAGACTTCATCGAGTCTATGATCATGGAGAAGCGAGTCCCTCTGCCATGATTTGGTATGCCACTGACCAGTACCACAACATCTTCGTCTATCGAGAGTATATGCAGGCCGGACTGGTGGTCTCAGAGCATCGTCGCAATATCTACGATCTGAGCAAACTGGATAGTCCGAATGGGAACGTGCCGCCGCCTTATTATTCGAACCTTGCTGACCCCGCAATCATGAGCAAGAATCGGGGCCGCACTCTCACCAGCAAACCCACGTGGTCAGTGGCTGATGAGTTCGCGGATCGGCGAGTGATGGATCCTGAGACAGCCATTTACTTTCGTAAGGCTGAAAATGACGAGGCGATGACCATCAACCGCGTACGAGAGTATTTACGGCCAGATAAGCGACACGCCAATCCGCTTACTGGCAAGCGTGGCGCACCCCGTATCTACTTCCTCCGTAGGACGGCCGAGTATCCCTATGGTTGCTTCGAGACACTGGTAGATATCAGGTCAGCGAAGCGGAAGGAAGTAGGGGTTAAGCCAGACGGTACTAAGCTCTTTGGCGATGAGCGGGATGATAAGGTGAGGGACCATTTGCTGGACTGTATCCGCTATCTTGTCGGCACTCGGCCTGCTCTTGGACCTAAGGCTGAGGCTCCTCCGGCTGATCCAGGTACACTACGTATAGACGACTATTACAAGATTACAGCAATGGAGAATAGTCGAGCGGCAATGAGAGCGAAGCGAGATTATAGAGGAAGTCCATATGGCTATTAAACCAATTTATGTGCAAGCCGGCGATACCTTCTTCACCCGCAGTAACAGCCTTCTCGGAATGGCAATTAGGTTGGCAGAGAGAGACCCGGGCGAGGAAGCTGTATGGGCAAATCATACAGGAGTAGTTGTGGAGAGCGGGTGGATCGGCGGCAATACATTTCCACAAGCTGTCGTAGTTGAGGCACTGTGGAAGACTCGCAAAGGGCCGCTGAAGGTAAATGGGATTGAGGTACGAGTCTTTGGACCAGCAGGTAAGCTGTCTGCTAAAGAACTAGCATTATTCAGATCAGAGGCTGATAAATACGTAGGCGACACCTATGGTTGGTGGAAACTTGGGTTCCATCTCATTGACAGGCTGGCATTCAAAGGCAAGAAAGTTGTTAGCAGACTGCTTTTTCTAGACAAGCGCCCCATTTGTTCGTATCTTGCAGCTAAAGTTAATGCCTCTGTAGATTTGTTCTTTGGCATGTTGCCTGAAGTAGCCACCCCCGATGAAATGGTCGATTTTTGTGAGACCAACCCCGACTACTGGGTGGAGAGAGTCTAAGTAGTTGATATACTGTCTTTAGGAGGAGTTGAGAGTTATGAAACTAGCAGATTATCTAACTAAGCGGGCCAAATTCGTAAAAGCGGCGCAAACGCGACTTGACCGTATGGACAGTGGCGAGAATGATGCCTCATGGGCGAGTAAGCTACAGGACGAAGTGAATATGGATATTTGGGAGCGGCTAGAAACTTTAGAAGCGCTGCTCAGTCCTCCAACGGAGTAATCTAGGTGGCTGTTAACGAAGATTACGTCAAGGTTTGGCGCAAGCGGATAGATACCGCGAAAAAAGCCAAGGAAGAATACGAGAAGGTTAACCGCGTTAATGAGTGTTACTCATATTGGCGCGGAGACCAACTTGTCGAGCCTTTTGATGAATTTGGCAACCGCCGCGCCCAGATCAACAAGATTCACCCAGAGGTAAAGAACAATCTTCCTGGCCTCTACTTCTATCGCCCTTTCGCTCGTCTAACTACTGCACCTGAGGTGGGCAACGATCCTGGCTCAGAGGTGGATGCGCAGACCAGCCTATTGCAAGACACCGCTAACCATCTCATCCGCGATCCTGAGACTCGGTTTAAAGAAGCTACCCATCTAGCGTTGAAAGAAGCCCATTGGGCATTTGGTTTGGTAGAGGCTGGATACTCTGCTGAATTCAAGGACGCACCTAATGCTGAGCGACCGCCACTTAAAGAGAATAAAGATACGAAGATCACGGGTGGGAAGGATTCTACCCAAGTTGGGAAGGCTGAGCCGGCAGTAGATGAGTTGGGGTTGTCAGTAGGCGAGGACTCAGATTATGAATCCATGTTGGCCGAGGTGCAGAAGTTGCAGGGTCAACTTAAGTCTGAGAAATTCTTCGTCAAGTTCATCCCCGCCAAGCAGGCTCTAATCTCATCCACCGATAAAGCTATTCTGGAAGAGAATGACTGGGTAGGATACTACGAGGATGTACCGCTGGAAGATGTTAAGCGATCCAAGGGATATAAGAATCTCAAGGATCTAAAGGCATCTACTGGCGATGAGAAGCGTGACGCTTCCAATGAAGAATATTGTGAGCGGACGGGTACGCCTAAGAGTGTACGGCTCTTCAAAATCTGGGACTTGCGGACGAAGGTTCGCTACGTGTTTGCAGAAGGGCATAACAAGTGCCTACTTCAAGAGGCGTACAAGCGCTGCCCCCTGAAGTTCCTTCGCTTTGACGTAGACCCTTACCATTTCTTCCCTCGCCCTCCTCTACTTTCCAAACTCGGCCCTCAGGACGACTATAACCAATCCCGAGAGTATATCCGCAAAGAGCGGAATAGTCGCGTATCGCGCTATACCTATGATGATGATGCGATCGAAGTCGGCCAGATGCAGAAGCTTGAAACTGGCGAGATGGGCATCTATATCCCCCGTAAAGCTGGAACAACTAATGTTATTGAGCCTGTCAACCAACCTTCATTCTCTGGAGAGGCTGTCCAATCTCTCACACTTTCTGATAAGGAGTTTGCTGATGTTGGAGGAGTCGGAGGAGACGCGAAAGTTGCGGCAACTAAGACTGCGACGCAGGCTAAAATTGCTGAGACTAAACTTCAAGCACAGGACAGCTTTGAGCGAACTCAGGTGGCTGAATGGCTTGGCGAAGTGGTTAGAGAACTGCTCTCGCTGGCTATCGAGAGAATGAATCTGGATCGCTGGATTGCTATTAACGTCCCTGCGGATTCCCTCTACCAACAACAGCTTGCGATGGATATTGGGCAGAAATTTGAGAAGATTAATGCCAATATTCTTTCGGATGAAGCCGCCGGCGTGCGGTGGGACGTGGTTATTGATGTCGAGAGTTTGAGTCCCGTCTCCGAAGAAGAGAAGTTTCAGAAGCTGCTTGCTGGCCTACAGACTATCAGCGCCCCACCACTGGCCCGCCTATTCAGCGTCTCTCCGCCCCTGCTAAAGATGTTCTTAGATGGGCTTGGGATTAAGTCTGCCAAAGATCAAGAGATTATTTCCGGCTCTATGCAGCAAGTGGTGCAGATGGAGATGCAACTCGCCGCTCAGTCGCAAAATTCGGCCACAGGAGTTAGTGGTCAGGCTGCTCCCGGCCAACCTACTTCCCCATCCCCTGGCGGTGGCCCACAGCCCGGCAGTCCTCCTGGCCCCGGCGCGAGTATGCCAAAGGCTGGTGGCTAATGGCTAAACCTGCTGTAAGACAACTAATTCAACTTCGTCGTCAACTTGATCGGCTTGAGGAAGATGTAAGGGCAAATGTGCGAGAGACGCAGCTAGCATCTACAGCCGCGATTACGGAACTTGGAACCACAGTTGGTGATGAGAGACTGGTAAAATTCGCTGGAGACACTTGGACACTGAGACACGAGAGCGGCGGAATTAGAGTTATTCCACAAGTTCTAGACGAGGATATTTAGGAGAGTACGATGCCCCGACAAGTAATGATTCCTTTTGAGATTACGGCCACTAATCTCAATCTTGCAGACTCGACGTTGCAGACACTCCACACCTTCCCCAACGATGGGCTCGTCCGTGTGCCTACTCGACTGGAGCTGAAGCGCAATGCCGGTACAGCTTATACTCTCTCCTATCCTGGCGGCAAGAAAGCTGGACAGAGGAAGCTGGAGACCTTCCAACGAGAAGTGGACAACTATACTGCGATTTTCAGCGGCGGCCCCTTCCTCGTCATTGAGAGCAAGGACGATGAGGATAGGAGTCGGCCACACATCTTCATTCCCGAAGAAGGACTACTTGACGTAGCGACGACACAAACTCGTCTCTGCTTCCCTCTTCGTGACGGTCATGTGTTTAACTCCAATGCGACCAGCTTTACTCTTCGTTCATTGGCTGGACTTGCTAGTGGCACCGGTAGCCTTCTCGGCCGCTTGTATTTTGACGAGTATACGGTAGGGGGATTCTAGTCATGAAGAAGATGGGTTCGGAAATGATGGTCAAGGCTCTTGCAGCCAAGGGCTTTGGTGGGAAGAAAAAGAAATCCATGAAGCCAATGATGAAGATGGCGGGTCATGACAAAATGTGATTCCTGCGGTAATGAATTGCATATTGGGGACTGGCCCTACTGTCCCCACGGCTCCTCACGATTTCACGTAGATGCCTTCGAAGGGTATTTCGATGAAATGATAGATTCCGACCCAGTGTGGATTACCTCTGCCCATCAGCGGCGGAAGATCATGGATGAGAAGGGCCTGGAATACAAAGAGAAGTTTCGCAATGATCGGGCAGGAGCACTGCCACTGTTTTTTGATATGGGTAGACGCTGATGACCAAGCCGACAGAAGCTCGTAGGCGTGCATGGATGGGAGCTGACCGCCGTCACAATATGGCACTCCCGGCAGAGGCACGTAATTCTATCGAGAATGAACTGTTGGATCACTACAGCGTCGGAGCAGACCTCGGGCCGGTAATGGGACCAATTCTAGGGGTAGCGCAAGAGACCGTGGGCAGACCGCTTTTATCCCGCTATCCGAACCTTGCCAATAAATTGCTGCCCAGCGTTTTCAACTTCAAAACGGAAAGCAATCAGCGGCTCGGCGCTATCGACCCGTATAAGAAGCCTACGATATCGGACGCAGCGAACAATTTGGCTGCTACACTAGCTGGTTCTCTTGACAACTATCCATGGCTACAATCTTCGCTCGGTCTCACTCAGAACGAGATACTTGGCGGGCAAGCGCCGTCTGCTGAACCGGCGGTCAATGACGTACTGACTGGTGCACTGATGAAGAAGACGTTTCGTAAGCCTCCCGCGAGGCAATGATGTGGATATTGGCCTTGAAATCGGCTGGATGGGCAAATGCCATATCTGCGAACAGATTCGTCCAGTCAAAGTCTGCGACGCTTGTGGAGGACATTGGTTCTGCAAAGGGTGTAGAGGTAATTGGTTCTTACGAGGGGTTGAGGCAGTCAGGGAAAAAGTCGGCGGGCGACGTGACGGATGTTGTGGGGTAGATAATGGCTCAATATTCTGATCCGTACGAAAATTGGAAAGCGGCCGGTCGCCCAGGCGGTAGTTTCGCCACTTGGCAGGCGAGTCAAGCTGCTCCCGTGCCTGCTGCTGCTCCCGCCCCAGCCGCTGCTCAACCAACCGCTCAGCCGGTCGCAGCTCCTGCTGCTCCTGCCGGTGTCCCTACCCCCGAGCAGCTACGAGCAAAGGCAAAGGCCGAGGGATGGTCAGAGGATTTTGACCGCTTTGATGATGCGCAGCTTCAACGGTGGCTGAGTAGCGGACTCTATGACCCGAACACGGGCAAATTCAGGTCAGAGAATGATCCGACTGGCGCGGCTACCTATGATAAGCCTGCCGAATGCCCTCCTGGCACAACCTTCCACGGCTCCAAGTGCGTGAGCTGGGATCAGCTTCCATATGAGTTGGGCGGCACTGGATCTGCCGGTCCTGCTGGCGGTCCTGGCGGCGGCAGTCCTGCTGCTGCCCCAGCCTTCGACCCAACTAACCCACTTCAAAGCCAATTAGTTAATCAGTACCAAGAACGTGGCAATATGTTCAGTAGCCAGCAGCCGGGTGGATTTGGCGAGAGTTTGACTGGCGGCGGTATCTTCTGGGGTCAAGGTGGACAAGGGGCGGTTAATCCGGCTCTTACTGCCGCTGCTCTGAATGCTTTTACTCCCGCAGCTCCATCACAAACTGGTGGCGGGCAGCCAGCGGCTAAACCTCCTCTTTCAGCGGCATCTAATGCGGGCAATATGCAGCCTGCGATGACTTCAGCATTTGCTGGCGGTTTCACTGGTAAAGGTACTGGAGATGTGACAACCGGTATACAGCAACCAACGGGTATGATTGGTGCTGCGCCTGCTCCCGCCAAACCACTCGAAGGCGCACTTGCTCGTCAATACAAGGATCCAAATAAATGGTGGATGCCAGAGAATCGCGTGCGTTAGGTGTAAACTAGGTTTAGGAGGAGACAAATGGCGGATGAGCTTAATGACGCGATTGCGTCAGCAGTGAGTGAGACTAAGGCTGAAGTAGAAGGTACGGGTGCGACAGTAGTTCCTGACAAGGTTGAGACCGCGCCTGCGGAATCAGAGGTTGCTGCCACTGAGCCGGCTAAGGAAGAGGCTCCAGTAAAAGAGACTAAGCCTGTAGCAGAGCCCGAAGAGAGTTTCAGCCTCTCTGCCGCACAACTGGAGAAGATTAATAAAGACCCTGAGCTGCGGACGCTTTATCGCGGTATGGTCAAGGGTTTCACCGCCAAGACCACTGCTCTTGCAGAAACCCGCAAGTCCCTCGAAGAGAAGGCCAAAGTCGCTGATTGGATTCAGTCCGATCCTGATGCGGCTGTTGAAACTCTTGCTCGTATGCGGGGGAAGACTTTCGCGCAGGCCAAGAATGAGGCGGCTGATAAGGTTACTGACGGCCTGGAATCTAAATGGGCTGAGACAGTAGGCCCTGAGGCTGCCAAGCTGCTCAGGCCCCTATTCGAAGAGACTGCTAAGCAAATGTTGCAAAGTGTAGTAGACCCCATTAGGCAGCAGACTGAGGAACTACAGCGTGCCGCAGCCGAACGTGGTATTGCTGCCTCCGTCCAGGGCTTTGGTGCTTCCCGTGTGGAAGCAGGCGAAGAGTGGGACGATGAGATTCAGACTGAAATGGCCGAACTTATGAACCGCGTTAGTCCCGGCGATGAAACACCCATTGATGACTATCTCTCAACCGTCTATGACGCAGTGCAGGCTAGTCGCAACCGTAAGCGTGGAGTAAAGACTCAGCTTGATAGACTGCGAAAAGCGCAGGCTGACACTGAGCCTACCACAACTTCCCGACCCGCCCCCCGTTCCTCTGACAGCGTAACCGTAGATATGGATGACCGCACCGCTATCGCCATGGCTACCAAACTCGCACAGCAGGAGTACGAGGCCCGTTAAATCCGTATGGGGCGGTGCAATGCCGCCCCCTTCGTATGCTAGTCTATAAGTAGTAGGGCAGTAAGGGTTACAAGCCCCCTGCTCACTCTGCGGACAAGGCCACTGGCCCCCGCCCTCTGGCTAGGTCATCGCTGACGGAGACCCTAGCTTTCCGAGAGCCGTCAATATCAACCAGCAATCACTAAGGAGATTCACTAATGGCTCTAGCCAGTGCGTCTTATACCTATTCGACGATTGCTGCTCTTGCTCTCGACAAGCTGTCCGACAAGATTGCCGACGCGATTTCTACATCGAACGCGGCATTCTACTTCTATAAGAAGAAGGGCAACTGGGAGGGTGTGAAGAGCGGCGGTCGTCAGCTCCGCAAGTCGGTGCTATACCAGCTTCAGACCGTTCGTCCGCTGGGTAGCTTCGGCGTAGTCAATGTCAACCCCGTGGATAGCCACACCTCAGTCTACTTTGATTGGGTTCAGGCCGCAGTCCCCGTTTCCTTCTCCGACATGGAGGAGTTCCAGACGAGTGGCTCCGAGTCTATCGAGACTATCGTCAAGGCCAAGTTCTCGCAGGCCAAGGCGTCTCTTGATGACTTCTTCACCCGCGCACTGCTTCGCGGTCAGGCGGACATCGACACTACCTCACTTACCACGGCTCTCACGTCTCCGCTGGATGGTTCGGTCTTCATTGACCCATTCACGAAGCTGATTGCTTTCGATCCTACCGCCGCCCTCACGGTTGGTGGTGTGGATCAGTCCACGAATAGCTGGTGGCAGAATCAGTTGTATGATTCGGCTGCTTCCACTCTCGCGGCTTTCCTTGCAGAGCTTCGGACTCTTCATGTCCGCACTCAGCGCGGCGGCGGCGGGAAGTTCCGCTCCCCCGACTTCCACATCGTTGACGAGCGGACGTATAACGTCTATGAGAAGGCCCTAGCACTTACTCATCGTAACCCTAGCTATCAGAAAGCTGACCTTCCCTTCGAGAACGTTGAGTTCAAGGGTTCGCCAGTTATCCCCGATCAGCTCGTGCCCGACGTGAAGAACGGCTCGACTACGATCACTGACGGTAGCTGGTTCATGCTCAACAGCGAGTTCATGGGCTTCACCTTTGACAACGGTAAGAGCTTCAAACTCGGCGCGAACGTGCGTCCGAACAACCAGCTCGTCACCACGGCGCTCATGCCTGTTCGCGGCGCTCACTGGACCAATAACCGCCGGAAGCTTGGCGTTATGGGTGACATCGACCTGACTACGCTCGAAGCGGCAACCACGTAAGCAAGTTAACTAACTGGAATCGTGGCGACACGGTTTTAGAGAGTTGGTCATTGCGACTGTCTCTCTCACCAGTATCGAAAGGAAAGAACAATGCTGATTCCCCATGTAGTGCAGACTGAGGCTGATAAGGTCTTTGTGAACGTCCTCAATAACCAGACGGTTTCGGTTGCTGACGGTGACGTGCTGGTGTGGAACACTTCCACTCCTGATGGCGTGCGTACCACGCAGGCGGCTGCGGGAACCCTCAGCCTCTTCGTTGGTATCGCGGATGGCGCAATCGCGGCTTCAGCCTACGGTCTCGCACAGGCGTATGGTTATAAGTCGGCTGCGCTCATCAGCAATGACACGGCGACTGCGGTTGTGGCTGGCGACATTCTCCAGCCCATCGCGGCTCAGGACCATCTCTATCGGTACGCTTCCGGTGGCGATGTGGCGTTCAGCACGAATGCGAACATTTACGCGGCTGAAGCAGTGGCGACTGCCGCAACGGCTTCGGCTACGTCAGGCGTCTTCATCCGCGCCCTGTAGTTTTAACAACTTACAGGTCTCGTACCTGCCCTCCAGGGGCTCACTTCCCTGGGGGGCGTTTTTATGTTAGAGTGATAGTAGGAGAGTGGGATGCCAGTTTACCCTCGGGTGACTATCGTAACTCCGTCATTCCAGCAGGGGAAGTATATCAAAGCCACAATCGATAGTGTGTTGGCTCAGAATTACCCCGATATAGAGTATATCGTTATGGACGGTGGGTCCACAGACGGTACTATAGACATTCTGAAGTCCTATGGCAATCGCATTATTTGGCACTCGGCCTCCGATAAAGGGCAGTCTGACGCAATTAACGCCGGAATGCGGCTAGCCAGTGGGCTGATAGTATCCTGGCTCAACTCGGACGATACGTTGCTTCCTGGGGCAGTAGAGGCTGTCGTAGGGGCATTACAGGCGAACCCACAGGCGGGGATTGTCTATGGGGACACCCTCTTTACTGGACCGGACGGGACACCGATGTTCCCCACCGACACCCACCCTTTCAACTATAGAACTATAGTTGATACTTGCCACAACCCTATCCCCCAGCCCTCCGCCTTCATTCGGCGAGAAGCTTGGGAACCGTTGGATGAGTCTTTAACTTACTTCCTAGACTGGGACCTGTGGTTACGCATTGGGGCACGGTGGCCAATACTCTACGTGCCAGAAGTGTGGTCCACGTACCGTGTGCATTCCGAGTCCAAGACTGGAAGACTAAATTACCCTGTGGGGGAATTAAAGTACATCTATCGCAAAAATTTTCCGGGGAGTAAAATACCCCCCGTGGTATATGAGCGGATGGCCGAGTATAGTAAAGCAAATGGGCAGTGGGCGAAGACACTAATGTTGAGGGGCAGAGCATGTCTAGGGAAATGAAGTATTTGGTCTATAGGTGTTTTAACTGCGGACGACTGATTACCAAATTGGAGCTGGAAGCGACTTGGGATAGGGCGGAGAAGTCAGGGGCAGAGCAAAAGGGCATATGCTCTTGTGGTGGAGGACAGCTTCGACCATCAAATGCGAAGCTGTGGGAAGAGCTGCTGCTACCTCGGGTATGGCGGCTGGCATTCAAAGAAGTTTTTCTACCCTGGCTACGGACGAAGTTCAATGGCTAAGGCGCTTATGGTTGGCAGCGGCTTCTTCCCCCCTGAGAGGAAGATTCAACCTATTGGGGTCGAGTTGCCAGAACCTGAGTGGACCACGCTGGACATCAATCCAGAGTGTAAGCCTGATTATCAGTTTGACCTTAACCACATTGAGCAGCAAGATCCAGGAAAATTCTATCCACTACCGTTCAAGGATGAAACCTTCAATGAAATTCACATTTACCAAACCCTCGAACATTTCGGACGGCAGGGAGACTTCAAGGGCTTCTTCCGCACCTTCCGCGAATTCTGGCGCATCCTCAAGCCCGGCGGTGAGCTATATGGCGACACCCCCTCACTTACTAGTCCCTGGCTCTGGGGCGACCCGGGACACGCGCGCGTCATCCTTCCCCAAACCCTTCTCTTCCTGACCCGCAAATGTTACGAGGGGCTTGGTAAGAATACTAGCACGGACTACCGCCGCTTCGTGGACCCGTGCTGGTGGGTGATTCTGCATAGTGCGGAGGAAGAGGGACGACACGGGTTCGTGCTGAGGAAGGCGCAGTGATCCAGCTACATTTCGAGGTTTGCGGTGTATGCGACGCGAAATGTGTATTCTGCTGCTACTCATCTAAGGAAAATTCAAAGACGATCAAACGCCCGATGCCAATGCCCCTCTTCAAGAAGATCATTGATGAGGCAGCAACCATCCCGCAGATCAACGAAGTGGCATTCGCCGGTCTCGCAGAGCCAATGCTCGACCCCTTCATCATTGAGCGCATTGCCTACACTAAGCAAGTCTGCCCTGATAAGCGGATGGAGATGTACACCAACGGGGTGCGGCTTACCTCTGAACGTTTTGAGGCAGTGAAGTCCGCTGGCCTAGACGTGATGGTCATCTCTCTGAATGCCATAAATGCTTCACAGCATGAAGCGATTATGGGATTGAAAGGGAAGTATGATTTGGTCTGCGCTAACGCCGACTACGCGGTTACTCATCGTGGGTCCATGCTTATCACGGTTAGAGCAGTAGTCACTGGCGACACCTTCACCCGCGCCGATGCCGACATCTTCCTTCGTCGCTGGGGGGTATTCAAGTGGGGAACGGGGTATGGCTCACTCACTTCTGAGCGCAATTGGGCGGGGGAGAACCGAACCACTGCTGAGTTCGATCCCAATTCATGCTGCAAGCGAGCGCTGGAGCAGATTAGTGTACATAGAGACGGTCGCGTTAATCTTTGTTGTTATGATCCTTTGAGCAAGTACAGCTTCGGCGACTTGAAAACCCAAACCATCCGAGAGATATACAACTCTGTTGGCTACGTCGAATTCCGTAAGTGGCACTGCGATAACCAAGCGGCTAAGCATCCACTTTGCCGGATCTGCACGAGGGTGTGATGAGAAAACTTGAAGTCACTTGGATGGACAGTTGCTCCTGTACTAAATCTTGGTCAACAAGGGAAGAGGCATTGGAGTGGGCAGAAGAAGGAGTGATTGCTCAAACAGTAGGCTACTTCGTTTCGGAGAGTAAGGATTGGCTGACTCTTGCTGCCTCTTATCATGAGGATCAGTATGGTGGCCTATGGAACATACCTAAGGGTTGCATCGTACGGCGACGGAGATTAAAGTGACTGACCATCTACTGATAGCTACAGCCGCCGACTGTCAAAAGGGCTATTATCCTGACCTACAGGCTCAAGTGATAGCTGCTGGCATAGACTTCCTCTACCAGCCCATCGTCCCTTTCTCGTGGAAGAAGCTTATTCAATGGGAGCTGGACATGGCCCGTTCTTACCCTAATGCTCTTATCGCTTTCTGCGATAGTTGGGATATGCTTTACTTCGGCTCCCGTAAGGAGTTCGAGGATGTCGTGGGCGCACAGCCGCTCCTGCTCCATGCAGAGAAAGCCTGCTGGCCCCATCCTGAAAAAGCGGCACGTTATGCCTCATTCTCTTCTCCCTGGAAGTATGTCAATGGTACTGGCCCCGCTGGACTCGGGTCCGCAATTGCAGAGGCAATAGAGTATGGAATGGCCCACTTCCCAATCACTGATGACTCCGCCGATGTCCACGACCTATCCAAAGACAATGATCAACGTTTCTTCACCGATCTCTATCTCAGTGGGTATGGTGCATTGGATACCCAATGCCGTCTCTCGCAGTCATTGGTTCAAGCCGCGAATGGCGATTTTGCGGTAAAGGACGGCAGGCTGATGAACAAGATTACTGGTAGTCAGCCACTGTTCGTCCATGCTAATGGAGCGAGTGCGATGATTGGGTGGAAGGGGCTGATGGATATGTTGAAGGACTATCGACCGGAGCGACCGTGGTGACACCCAAATTTAAACCGATATTCTATCTAGAACGTGAGCCAAACGGCGACACTTGGCTCCGACGCGGGACCTGCAAAGGAGTGCGTATTCTGCTGGCTACTGGTTCCGAACCGTTTGATTGGGACGATGCCTGTAAGCTGATTGATGTCTGTAACGAGTTAGAAAAGACATATGATGAGATCACAGAATGGTAGAGCCGACTATCGAAGTAGACATTGAGACCAGCACTACCTGTTCGGCCGCTTGCCGGTTCTGCCCCTACCCCAAGTACGCTAGCTGGCGGGCTGGCGAGACTATGGATATGGAGCTGTTCAAGAAGATTATTGACGAGCTAGTTACCATTCCACAAATCCATGATGTCAGACTTAATGGTTTAAATGAACCGCTTCTGGATCGTCACCTTGACAAACGATACGAATACATCGCGAGTAAGGGTAATCGCTTTACCACGACACTAACCACTCATGGCGTCTACCTCGTCCCAAAGCGTGTAGATTCTTTGGTAGCTGCCGGAGTCAAACACTTCATTATCAGCCTCAATGCTGCCACTCCTGAGCAGCATGAAGCCACAATGGGACTGAAGGGCAAGTTCGATATTGTGGTTGCCAACATTCAGCACTGCATTGACCGTGGGCTGGATGTAGAGGTTCGTGCAGTTACCAATGACGATACCTTCAAATTATCTGAAGGTATGAGACTTGTTCGCCGCTGGGGTTGGAAGCGATACGGTGGTCATGTCAAGCTTATCCGCGAGTTGAACTGGGCTGGAGCCAACCGCACCATCCGCACCTTCGATGCCGACTCCTGCTGTGTGCGGGCGGTCTCCAATATCTTCATTCGCTGGGATGGGATCATAACCACCTGCTGCGTGGATCCTACTGGCGAGGGCTTTCAGTTTGGCGATCTGAAGAAGCAGACTGTCAGAGAAGCCTACAACTCCGAACTCTACACTAATTTCCGTGAGCAACACTCACTAAATAAAGCCGCACAGTTCCCCGTGTGTGCCACTTGCACCAGAGGTTGAATATGAAGCCGCTTGAAGGTATGACCGCCATTCTCGTCTCCCCAACCTATGGCGGTGTTGATCCGCTCTGTGCCCAGTCTCTGCGGGTGGCAATGATGAGCGCTTCGTCACAGGGGCTACATTGGATTGGCGACGCTTCCAACGACCGCCTCGGCTATGGCTTCTCCCGCAACCTCTCAGCCGGGGTGCTGAGAAAGAATCCCGCTGCCGCTGATGGCATTGTGTGGGTAGATTCGGATATTCGTGTCCCCAATGACGCCATCATCCGCCTACTGACTACTGCTAAGACTCACAGTCTGGACTTTGTCACTGGTGTCTACCACGCACGGGCAACGCCTTTCCTACCCGTCATCTACCACTGGGATGCTAAGGTAAGCAAGTACCTCCAATGCGTAACCTACCCCTCCAGCCAGATAATCTCTCTAGATGCCTGCGGCTTTGGCTTCGTCTGGACATCCTCCAAGCTTATCAACGCTATTGCCAACCTACCCACCTTCAGCAAACGTGAGGGCTGGTTCCCTGACCGCCGCGATGTCGGTGGCTATGGCGAAGACATATCCTTCTGTTATCAAGCTAAGGAAACAGGCATTCAGCTCTACGTAGATACCGGCATCCAAGTAGGCCACACTGCCGACCCACAAGTTATCTGGGAGGTAGACTTCCGAGCCCTCAATATCACTCTTGAATCCAAAGAGATACAGTCGAGGCCGTTGGAGCCGAACTGGGGTAGTAAGTAAAACCTGCGGTATCATAGTCATAGGAGATGAAGGAGACCTATCCCTATGGCTAGAACCGCCCAAGCTAAGATTCGTAGATTTGCAGTGTTCGTTAAGGAACTGCGCAATAACCGCACTACTGCCACCGGACAGAAGTCCGAGGTATTTGTGCGTCGCCCCTATGACATCGTTGAGTACGATTGGTCCGATGGTCGGGCAAAGCAGACCTACATTCAGCCGAATGGTAGCTCACGTCCAACTACTACTCTAACTGCCTCAACCCCTATCTATGGCAAGCGGACTCAGGCACAAGCTGAGGAAGTCTACGACGACTTGAAGATTTTCGACAAAGCCCCAGACTGGGATAAGTTTGGTATCTTAGGCTAGGCCCATTATGGCTGATTGGGAAGATAAGACAGGGAATGGCGAGGGCGGCCCCGCTGTAGAGTGGCGACTGGTCACCCCTAGTAATACAGCCTACATCTCCCGTCCTCGTGGGCTGTATGTGGATGTGACCGGAACCCTGAGTGTCGAGGACTCGCTAGGCAACATCATGCCTATGGCAGCGGCGGCGGTTGGCTACCACCCTCTTCGTCCAGTCCGAGTTAGAGCCACTGGCACTACTGCTGTAGTCTACGCGCTCTACTAATCGTGCGGCTAGCAGACTGGTTGTCAATCAGACTTAAGGCTTGGACTGCGACTGGTCCGAGCGGCCCCTTTGGCGGTCACGCTACTCTGACTGATGGGCTAGTCTCCTATTGGACATTGGATGAGGCCAGCGGCACGCGGGCTGACTCTGTAGGGACGAATCATCTAACTGACAATAACACAGTCACTAGCGTTGCGGGCGTTTTCAATGATGCGGCAAGTTTTGTGGCGGCTAATAGTGAATATTTGAGTCATGTAGATGACGGCGCTGCGTTATCCATAGATGGAGATAAAACTTTCGCCGCTTGGGTATATCGAACAACTGCTGGGGCCAACATGGCGATTGTGTCTCAAAGAACGTCCGGTAACGGCGCTTACCAGCTTTACTTTGATACTGCGGATAAACTTCATGCGTATATTACTGACTCTGTAGCAGGATTCTCTGAACCATCTATTACAACGTCGGTAGTAGCAGGAACGTGGAACTTCTGTGTCATGTGGTATGACTCCTCTGATAAGAAGCTTCGCGTTCAAATGAACGGTGGAACAATTGCGGCGGGCTCGGCACTGTCAAACGGGCCGGTTGCTAGTACGCAGGACTTTAATGTAGTAAGACTAGCCGGGTCAATTTATGGTAATGGAGCGGTTGATGAGCTTGGAATCTGGTCCCGCGTCCTCACCACCGATGAGCGCACCGACCTTTACAATGGCGGCGCTGGCCTCTTCTACGGTAGCTAATGATTAGAAAACTGTGGGACAAGTTACTGGGGCGTAAGGCGGATCCTCGTCCCGATCCCGAGGATCCTGTTGCCTACGCTCACGCTGACTTAATCGAGTCCCTACAGAAGAACCGCAGCTTCCCCCTCCAGACGCTACGAGGTGGCGGGAAACCGTCAGATGTAGCAGATCGTAAGAATTGGATAGATTCGCCCACCGGCTATGAGAACTGGGTAGATGTCTACGAGGGACCAAAAGGAATTGGATACGTAGTCAGCTATGAAGTGTTGCGTGACACTAAGCTCTATCGTAAGTCCATCAACTACGGGCCTGAAGACTGGCGCGAGCAGGACTGGACTGAAGTGATTGAGCCCAATATCCTTATCTCGCGATAGAATAGACGTAGAGGGCGTAAATGATTCCTGTTAGTGAGATAGTCAGCCACTGTAGAACTAGGTATGAGGCTGAGTCTGGAGGCTCGTCCACTCGTTACACTGATGCCGACATTCGCCTCTTCATCAATGAGGGGCTGGAGACGTTGGCTGAAGCTACTGGCTTCTATGAGCGATACGTGACTGTCCCACTGGCAGAGGGCCGAACCTACTATGACTTGCGAGGATTCACGCCTGAAACTGTTGTCAAGATCAAGAGCGTGTGGTCTACCTCCCGCAATGACTGGTTGAAGCCTGTGGCCGAAACCGATCTAGACATCAATTGGGAAGATGAAGATGGGGCACCGCTGGTGTTCTTTACACGAGGTATCCATTGGCTAGGCATAAACCCAAAGCCGTCTGCCACTGACACTGGTTACCTCCGTGTCTACTTCTCCGGTCTCCCTGGCCGCTTCACCCATCCACAGGCAGTGCTAGGGGATCTTCCATACGACCATACTCCCGCTCTCGAAGACTATGCGCTGTATGAAATGGCTGCCCTCGACCGCCAAACTAAGTTAGCTCTCCTCCATTGGAAAGAGTATTCCACCCGAGAGAAGAGTTTGACCGACTTCACTGATCGTAGGTTGGTTGGCAGTCGCGCTGGCAGGATGGGTAGTATGCAGCGGAGGCAGCAGCCGTGAACCTCTATGGTTTCGTCAATGATGCGCTGGATCGCCTTGGAGACTTGGATAACGATATCTGGACTCGAAGCGAGATGGAGCTTTATGCTAAAGATGGCTACGACACTTTTTGCCGTCGAACCAAAGCCCTCTTCGACACCTTCGTCATTGAGAACCTTCCTCGTGTCGGCAACTGGCAAACTGATCTAGAAAAGTATCTCGCTGAGCAGAAGCCGGGATGGGCGCTGACAGACGAGCCCTTCCACATGACTGCTGAGCATGAGCGAAACTTAGGGACAGGCGGTAAGATTGGCGGCACGTATCGAGGCCCTTCCGCAGTCACCGCTCCATCTAATCGTAAGTTTGTAGGTGTGACTGGTGGGGCGGGAGAAGACATTCCCGCCACTGTGCCCGGCGGGCTGCTCCCTCAGTCTACAGTAGAAGTCATCCGCGTAGCCTATGATAAGCGCGATCTTCAAGGCATCTCCTCTCAGCAAATGAGAGTGCTGGATCCTAATTATGAGACTCGCAGCGGCGATCCGCAGTGGTACATTCATGATAAGGACGGTCTCTATTATCTTCGCGTGGTGCCAGCGGCTCAAGGTGATGCAGTCTATGACACCGTGGATGGCTATGCAGGAACGATGACTCAGACCGATGATTCCACGGTGGACATAGTCACTACCGAAGTGAATGGATATAACACTGGCGGCTATGGCATTCTTCGCCACCGCACCGGCTGGTTTGCCGCTGGTGGGCCTTTTGGCAGTCCTACTCGCATCCACCCCGATGACATCAACATCAAGGTAGAAGTCTACCGACTAGGAAGAGATTTGAAGTCTCATCCTTCTGAGTTGCCCTCAGCCTATGACAAGTACGTCACCTACTGGGCGATGAGTAAAGCGCTGCGCCGTTCAGGGCCTGGACAAGACATCGAACTCTCTGACCACTACGCACAACGGTTTGAAATGGGTATCAGCAGAATGACTGCGAAGAAGAATAAGATGCAGCCTGAGAGGGTTGGGCGGTTTGGTGGTGTGGCGCAAGTTGAGCCCTTTGGCTTAGGCATGCCGCAGCCACCATATCCCTACGGTTCGACAAGTTAGGAGAGTTTAATGGCTACAGCATACTACGAATTACTGGCCGCTGAGGACGTTGATTGGGGAGTAGATACTAGTACCAAACGCAACCCCAGCGGAGGCACGCTCACTACCACCCAAGTGGGTATCCACAGTCTTGCTGTAGGTCAGGTAGAAGTGACAGCTACATGGAACCCTGATTCCATTGCCAACGGCTCCAGTGCGTCCACGACTGTGACTGTCAGTGGTGCAGCTCTTGGCGATTATGCTATCGTGTCATTCAGTCTAGACCTTAGCGGGTTAACCCTATCGGCCTATGTGTCTGCGGCCAACACTGTAACTGTAGTGTTGAGCAACCTAACTGGAGCTGCGGTCAATCTCGCTAGCGGGACTGTATCAGTGTTGGTATTTAAGAGCCGATAGATGGCAATTACCGTCCAAAATCACTACACCTCGTTTGTTTCCCTGTCGGGATCATTCTGCACGTATTTCTTCTATGCAGAATGGTCTGGAAATAATGGGGCGACAATTAGCGTTCGGATATTCAACTATGAATATGGCACTAACGTCTATACGCCAGACTCTACGGCAGACAGCGGCTTGTGGTATTCTTCTCTCTCGGGCAACCCGACTAATATTCCCGTAGATGTGGTGATGGATTGGTATCCGTATTTGACAGCAGATGGAATTGATTATTTCGGAAGTACCATTCATACTAAGACTCAATCTATTCCAGCAACCGCCAGCGCTCCCTCAGTCGCCAGCATCACTGCCTCTAGCGCGATTGTGTCCTGTAACTATGTGCCCAACGTCACTGAGTCCACAACCTCCGCCCAGCTCGAATACAAGCGAACGGTCGATAGCACGTGGACGGCGTTTGGTAGTCCAAAAACGGATGGTACTGGATATAGCACTACCGCCATTTCCAATATCAATCTCACGGGACTAACCCACTCAACTTCTTACGATGTTCGATTGACAGTCACCAGAACAACTGCCAACGACACCACAGTGACTGGCAGTACAACATCCTTCAACACACTGGTTGGAGCCCCATCTACTGTAACAGAAGCAGTCAGCAGCATTGGCAGCAATTCTGCTTACGCGAACCAAACGCTTACAATCAATGCCGGCACTACTGTAACTGTATATTGGAAGTATGGGATTCAAAATCCTCCTACAGACTCAACCACGGCGTCTCAGGGCGCGTCCGCTGACGGTGCCTACAGTATCCAGCTCACAGGACTTTCCGCATCCACTTTGTACTATGTTCAAGCTTTTGTAGCTTTTGCCACACCATCTGGCTCACCCGCCAGCGGGTCAGTGGTACAGTTTACTACAGCAACAGACCCAGCGGCAGAGGCCGCAGCAGAGGATCATATGGTTATCCAAGAATACGACGCTGTATATGGAGTGCAGAAGGCGTTTGTCTTCTTGGCAGCTTCACCCGCTGCATCTAGCTCCAACACCTTTCTTAGCGCGGCAGCCCCTTGGGCTACGACTGAATGTCGTATCACTATCGATGGCGGGGCTGTGGCTGATTGTACGAATGCTCCTACCCGCATTGGCTCCAGCGCCTTCTATACCATCACTTTGACTGCCGCTGAATTGGCCGGAGAGAACATCTGGGTTCATATTGCTGACAGTGGAGCAGCGGCCCGAGATGTAGCGCTTCATATCCGCACCTCAGTAGAGGTTGGAAAGATCGTCGCCAACGCGGCTCAGATGAGTAACACCACGGCACTGACCTGTACTGGCGTTGGCTCGGGCCACGGTATCTCCGCAGTTGGCGGAGCGACCGGCCTTGATATTGATGGCGTGCTAGGTCAGCATGTGATGAGGTTCAATACTGCTACTGCTGGTGGCGCTTCCACAATCACTCTTGACGCTTCTGCCTCCTCAACCAATGACTACTATAATGGGGCTCTCATTATGCTAGTGGGTGGTACTGGTGCAGGACAGGCCCGTACAATTACTGATTATGTTGGTAGCACTCTAGTAGCTTCAGTGAACAAGTCGTGGGCAACTAACCCCGCGAACGGTTCTGTCTTCGTCATCATTCCCGGTGATGACCCGTGGGAGATTACCCCTGGAGCAGAGCTGTCAGCATTGCCTACCTACTCTAGCTCTTTCGCCAAGATGCTACAGTTCCTCTTCCAGCGTTTCGTCTATCGCCGCACTCAGACGGCCACGGTATTCACCATGTACAAGGATGACGGCACCACGTCTCTAACTACTGGCGGTCTCTCTGACAACGGTACAACTCAGGACCATAACGAACTAAGCTAATGGCATCAGTCTCCAACCTCTTCGAGCGCATCGGCCTCCGCTGGATGCCAGATGCTGACTCGATTAGCGCTCCTGAAGAAGCACTTCTTAGAGCAGACAACCTCGTCCCCGACAAGATCGGCGCACTTGATCTTCGTCGGGGAAGTTCGCTGCTATACACAACTTTGGATGGCGGAGATGATGACAGTATGCACTCCCTGCATACTGTGGAGTTGGCAAATGGGACTACCTACCGTACTACTGGAGTAGGCAACAAGGTCTACATCAACGGTGCATCTCAGGGCATCTTTGATGGCAGTGGAGACATTTCTTTTGGTGATGATGCCTACCAGCTTTTCTCTGCTCGTGGGACTACTAAAAAGAAGTTCGATGGCACCAACTGGAATAACTGGGGAATCAATAGACCGATTGCTGCACCAACGCTAGCAGCAGTTACTAGCGTTACCACCTCAGTAGCAGGCTTCGACAATAGTGAATCGCCAGCCACTACCATTACTGAAGGTAGTGGAGCTATCGGCGGTGCAACTGATGCTGGCGGTGCTGCTAATGGGGCGACCAAACTGCTCCCTGACGCTTCCACCTATCGCGGTGTCATCCAACGTCTATTCTCCTCTGATCAAAACTTCTTCACCATTAGCGGTGTGGAAGGGACTGAGACTGACCTATTCGATATTTACCTCAAGCTGGATAACCCGAGAGATGTCGAGAGTGTCAAGGTCATCTTCGGCGTAGACAACTCCAGCACTGTCCCTTTCACTACTGACCGCTTCGAGTTCGAATTCAATCTCCAGTCTAAGAAAGAAATTCCTATCAAGGACTTTGAGTCTGAAGGCTACTCTGCCTACAGTCAGTCTGTACTTGCTTCACTGGCCGAAGTCCGACCCCAGGATGTGACAGGCATTCGTACTCCTGAGCAGGTAAAGCAGATTTTACAAGGGGTGGGGAAGGTCACGGCCCCAACATCTGCTCCGCCTTCAGATGCAGGTGTATGGGGACACTTGACTGTCACTCGTGGTCAGTTCAAACGAATTGGTTCTACCGCCACTCGTGGTTGGGATACGGTTCGTGGTTTCAAAATCATCTACACCACCCGCCGTGGGGCAGCACCTGCCGTCACCTTCGCTGACGCTATCTTCGTTGGCGGCGGGGCTAGAACACTTACTGGCACCTACCGCTGCGTGATTAGAGCGGTTCGCAACTTCAGTCAATACTATGAACTTTCGCCGCCTAGTGAGCAGAGTGATCCAATTAACCTCAACCACCAGACTCTACAGATTACTATTCCTGGCACCATCCTCTCCTCTCTCGATACTCAAGTAGATCAACTTTGGGTGTACCTCTTCGGCGGCTGGCTAGATACCTACTACCGCTTTGCCGTAGTCTCCTCCACTGTTCGTGGCGGAATGACTATCGATGAGCTGACTACGCCCGCCGGTTCCAACTTCAACTCTGCGGATGAACGCGCTCGTATCACTTCCTGGGGCGACACGTTGAATGTTGGGGATGCGTCCAGTGATCTAGTGCTGACACTGTTAAAGTCAGAGATGGACGCGCTGACTGAGAATGAGCGGTTGGAACCCTATCAGATGGTTCCGCCCGATAACATCGTTGGCATTGCAGGACCGTGGAAGGGGCGAATGTTTGTGCTCACTTCCGAAGGCTACGTCTACCCTTCTACTCGCCGTTCCCCCTCATCCTTCAATAGTATTCAGGTATTGGACCTAACTCGTTACGGCAACCCCCTGTGGATTGTGAAAACTGGCCAAGGGATTTATGTGGGGATGGAAAAGGATGTTATCCATCTAGCAGGCTCAGGCGATGATAGCGAGGATCTTACTCTCATTGACCTATATCCAGATCCATTGAATATTGGCAGTCCGCCAGTTGACTCTTGCCGTTGGGCAGACGGTAACGCCATTACCTATCGTTCTGCCGATGGTCTAATTCTGTTAACGGGCAGCAGCCTTCAGCCTATTCCAATGGCAGGCACTTCTCTTCTCTGGAGGGGTGTGGATCGTCATGGCATTGCTGGCATCAATACTACTACTGGTCGCTTCCGTGCCGCAGTGGATGATTTGATGCTGTATGTGTTGGTTCCCGAAGGTGTCGGAGTCACTAGCTCCAACACAATCTACCGCTACTCCACCCAAGCTCAACAGTGGAGTCGATTGGTTTTTAGTCAGGTGGGTAGTTTCAAATCCATCTTCAAAGAGCCGAATGGCACTTTGATTGCTGGCGATAATCTTGGCAACCTGTGGCAACTTGATACTGGACAGGCTGATAACGTTTCTGACATCTCTGCTTATCTACTCACCCCAATTACTGACGGTGGCCAACCACTTGCTCGCAAGGACGCCTTTGATCTACAGGTTCATGGATTTACTGCTAGCGATACCGCGACACTAGAACTATTCAAAGATGGCAATACTGAGTCTGTAACAACCTTCACTTACTCCATCCCCACCATTGGCGAAATCTATCGCATCAATGCTTCATCCTTTGCATCTTTCCTCAAAGCGCAAATTCGCATCACCGGTAACTTCAATCGCTTCACGCTAAACAATATTAACCTCACTTACCGTATCCGCCCTCAGCATACGATGTATCTCGATACAGGTTACATCAGTCCCTCAGACCCTGGGGATATGACGTGGTTGTACGAAGTGGAGTTTGATGCCAACGCGGCTGAAGACGTGACGATGGAGTTATACATCAACGACGTGCTGAAGAGTACGAGCAGTATTGCAGTTAGTGCTAATATTCGCAAACCATATTTTGTCCCGATAGCTCGTGGTACCAAAGGCTACCGCCCTCGTCTAGTTTTCTACACTGACAGCGCGAATGCCACTGGAGCTGTAGGCTTCGAATGTTACAACGTTCGAGTGCGTATGAGTACGAGCGGAAATCAGGAAGGGTCGGAATATAGAAAAATTTACCCCGTTCAGGAAGCCCCGTGAGCATTCGCATTCCTCAGAAGGCCGACCTAGATACTCAGAATGCTTTCAAGGATGTGGCCGAAGAGCTACAGTCCATAGATGAATTGCGAATTGCCGTCCGTGACCTACAGCGTCAGATGGATGGGCAGCAGAAACAGCTTGATACTGTCAACCCGGTCCCTACACTTACTCAGCTTGGCGATACCTCTGTAGTTGGAGACCTGAGGGTAGACGGTAGTCTCAACGTTAGAGGGGATGTAGACGCTCCGCAGATTCTAGATGGGCTAGTGGTTGCGACTCCGGCCGGAACTGGTGATGCTTCAATCTCTCAGCGAGTAGTTGAAGTTCATGCCAGTCTTGCAGTTCTTAATGCTCTTCAAGCTGACACCATTTTCTGTAGAAGCATATCCACTCCCGGTCAACCTTCATGTCTCTTGACTCGTACTACTAATCAAGCCATTTCTACAGGCGGGGCACCTACAGCGATTATTTGGACTGTCGAAACTTTTGATACTGGTGGTATGTATAATTCTGCCGCTAACACTAGAATCACATTTCCTGCTAGTGGAGTCTATTTGATCGGCGGCTCATTTCAAACATTAGACAACGGTGCCGGTACTTATAGACAAACTACACTGTTAATTGACGGTACTGTTGTAGCAACAGACTACTTAAATCCAGCAGCGTATGTTAACGTCGGTATAACAATACTAAGAGCTGTTGCAGCCGGTAGTTATGCTGAGCTTAAGTTTGTTCATGACAAGGGCTCCGATTTAGAGATTGTGGCCGGTGCTAACTATTCACCGCTGTTTTGGGCAGTCAAACTAGGATGATAAACTGTTCATAGGGAAGGTATAATCATGGGTCTCCTCAGCGGTATTCTCGGCGCTATCCCTGGAGTCGGGGCAGTGGCTTCTGGTATAGGTAGTCTTCTTCAGGGTAATGCTGCTGGTAAAGCTGCCCAAGATCAGGCACGGCTGAATAACCAATATCTTCAGCAGTATGGAGCAGCCAACCAAGACATCGTTAGGCAGCTTCAGGCTCGTGGTTACGATCCATTCGGCCCTCAGACTTCCTCCAGTCAGCAGTACGGCGGCACACAGGGCACGTCCACTACTAGAGGTGTACAAGATGTGGATATGTTCAATCGTCCTGAGATTCTGGCACAGTATGCTCCAATGGAACAGCGGTTCCGCCAGCTTATCGAAGGCCGACTCGGACAGCCCAGCGCAGTCACTGAAGGAGAGATTTCCAGTACATTGAGAGGCATCAACCGTGCCAATCAGGGAGCGCTCTCACAAGTTCAGAACATGGCTGGCGGTCGTGGGCTATCCGCGCAGCAAATGCAAGCAGCCGGCACTCCTCTAGCCTCTGCTCGCGCAGGACAGATTGCAGACTTCCTATCCTCCATCCCCCAGGTTGAGAGACAGCGGCAGGGCGAGGACTTAGCTCTAGCGCAAGGAGCCATTGGGCAGTTCGGCACTGGCCAGCGTCAAACTGGCCGCACGACTAGCCAATCTTCCACTAACCAAATGGGCTCCTCGTTCGGTGGCGGCTCTCAAACCGGCGGTCCAGATGTAAGCACTCTTATGGCGCTTATGCAGCCGGCCGGTCCGCAACAGAGTATGCAGACTGGGCAGTCTACCTTCGGCAATATTCTGAGCGGTCTTGGCGGTGGCGCAAGTGCTTATGGAGCAATGCAGAAACCTAAGGTTCCTGGCGCAATCCAGAATCTTCAGACTAAACCTCTCAACCAATTCCTCTACTAATGGCTATCCAGCTTCAGAACGCTGCTCAACTCTATAGACAGAGTGGAGTAGATGTACCGGGCCAGCTCGACCGTCTTACTCAAAGCCTTATAAGTGCTCATGAAAGGAAACTGACTAGAGCGCGGCAAGCTGAGATGGACAGGATGGCCGCTGAGGAGCAGGCTTCGCAGATGCAAAATGCAGAGGAGGCTAGACAACTTCGCCTCCTAGACATTCAGCAAAAGATGGCTGCGCTTCAGCCTCGCAAGACTGAAACGATTAAGGGTGTGCCTGACTTGGCAGCTCGTCCACCAATGGCTCCAGAGGCGGTTGCTAGTCTGGGCGAGCCTACAGCCGCTGAGAGCGCACAGGAAATTACTACCGCTCCTCCACCTGTAGACCTTCAAGTCTCTCTTCCTCAGCAGACTCAGAAGATTACGGTTGCGGGCCAAACCATTGATGTCCCGCTACAGTCTCGGACTGATATCGAAGAGCAGCAGAGTCGAGACTTCCTTCGTCAAATTCAGCAGGCCCGTCAGCTTGAGATGGCGAAGGGGGCTACTGAAGTCACTCCTGAGATGGTTGGGCAGATGCCTGAGGCGCTTCGGCCCTTCTTCCAACCCGGGCAGCTTACTACTCCTCCGAATCCTGCAAGCTTCCTTGCAGCTCAAGAGCGTGGTCAGCAAAGACCCAACCTTGCTCAAATTGAAGCAGAGGCGGAAGCGCGAGCACGTGGCGGTCGTAAAGGTGCCCCACCAGTGTCTACACGAGAACCGGGAGCAATGTCTCCCCAAACTCAGCGGACTCTCAACCAGACCACATCTCAGTTTGAAAAAGATACAGTGATGCAGCAAGCCGGTCAAGGGGCCACAATCAAAGCCATTGCCGATAGCGTGATTGCCAGTCCTGCCGACGCGACCAAGCAGCTTGCTGCCCTATATATTCTCGTTAAAAATCTAGACCCCACATCCGCTGTCCGCGAAGGCGAGCTGTCTCTTGCGCAAGCTACGCAGTCCTATATTCAGCAGTGGGGTAATGAGTTGGCCCGTATCGGACAGGGCCGAGTGATGAGCCCGGATGCGGCAGTCGCACTTGCCAAGTCTACTAAAGAGATTGCCTCCCTTTGGGATCAAGCAGCACAGCGGCGGGAAAAGCAGTATCGAGCGAAGGCTGGTGTGCTGGGTATTGGTCCACAGTTCGAAGAGTATCTGGGCGGGTTTGCTAATACCTACGGCCAGTCCGAAGCTCCTGCCGGCGGCACTGAATGGATTCGTGACCCTAGCGGTAGACTGGTCCCGAGGCAGTAATGCCCAAGACTATTACGTTCGAGGGTCAGACCCACACTTTCCCCGATGACGCTACTGAGGAAGAGATTAGAGCCGCACTATCTAATGCTGCTCCTGCTGCTGGCGCAGGCGCACTAGCTGGCGCTGAGTCCGTCTCTGAGCAACCGGCCTTCACTCGTGACATTAGCCTCGGCTCGCCAATGGGTCCAACTGTCGGCGAGGTGAAACTACCCTTTGCTCTCTCAGACATCGCTGAAGCGTTGCCGGCATTGGGCGGTACGCTAGGCGCGCTGATTGGCCGTCATCCTGCTGTTGCTGGGGCTGGCAGTGCAGTAGGCGAAGTGGCACGTCAGGGCATCAGGTCAGCAGCAGGCTATGTGCCCGCCCCTGGCAACCTCCAAGAGATGATGGGACTGGACCCGTCCTCGGCTGAAGCTAGAGTTGCTGGTGTGGCTGGAGAGACTGCTATGGGGGCTATTCCCGATTGGCTCAGCGGTCTACTAGCCAAGGGGGCTACACCGCTACGAGAAGCTGGGTTGAGACAATACGCTCATCTGCTAGAGCCTAAGGGCGAGCGAGAGCTAGTCAAAGCTACAGAAAAGTTGCGACCGGTGCAGGGGGAGCTGCCGATGCTTCCGCCACTTACTGGCCGTGGACGGCTGGAGAAGATTGCTGAGCGGAAGGTGAAGAAGGCTGGCGAGAAGGTTGGCGAGCTTTACAACGTTGAGACCCCATCATCCTTCAAACCGGCAATGGAAGAGCTGAAGAAGGTTGGGGAAAAGAACGTTCGCTATCCCGCCCACGATGTTCCTGTCTACGATGATGCTGGCAATATCATTGATCTAGAGACTGTGGACGCTACCTTCAAAGATCCAAAACTTGCTAAAGCTTTTAAAAAGCATATTGAGGAATTACAAACTTCTCAAACCAGAGCGGAAACATACAAAGGCGGTCCCTCCAGACAAGACATATTTGAAGCTCGGCAAACTACTGATGAAATGGCAAAACGTGCTAAGGGTACGGTCTTTGATCAGCAAGCTAAAGAACTTTCGCAGGAAGTACAAGCTCTAAAAGCAAAACGTACTGGACTATCTAAAACTCTACATGCTGATACGATGGATCCTGCTACTGGTAAATCGTTAGGTGAAGAAGCCGATGCTATCTTCTCAGCATGGAAGTCACTGGAGAAGGCAGGTAAGCAAAAGGATGCTGGCACCTTCCTCCAACGGTGGGCAGTATCCCGACTCATCTCCGGGCCTGTAGGCACGGTTGGCGGCGTGGCCTCCACTCAGCCAGCTTTCTGGCGGTCCCTCAGTTCCAAGACCATGCGTGGTCTAGCCACTGCGCTCGAAGCCAATGACCAAGCGGCCCTCGGCCAGCTTATGCGAGTAGCACTTGCAGACTACGAGAGAGCAGGACAGCG